TCGCAGTGTGCTTTTTTCCTATAACCATTTTGATACCATAAAGGCATTCCTTTGGACTTGCCACCGTATCTACAACAGCTTTCGCACTTTGATCTATAAAACACCTTGCCTTCCTTTTTATAATTGATAGCAGCAGGGTTTTTATTGCAGTTTTTACATATAGGACGCATGTGTATATTTAGCTGCCCTTTATGGTCCCTTTTTCCCCTGGATTTCCGCTATGTTTTCTATCTAAACTGCTAAATAATATAAAGTAAATAACGCTCATAGGAGAAATACAACATGGCATTAGAATCACCAGGAGTACAGGTTAGTGTAATAGACGAAAGTTTTTACACCCCAGCTGAACCAGGTACTACACCACTTATTATTGTTGCATCTGGACAAGATAAAACAAACAGCTCGGGCACAGGAATTGCCCCAGGAACATTAGCAAGCAACGCAGGCGAAGTGTACACAATTACTAGTCAACGAGAATTAGCTGAAACATTTGGCGATCCGTTGTTTTACACAGACGCAAGCGGCGCAGCTATTCATGGCGGCGAGCAAAACGAATATGGTCTACAAGCAGCATACAGTTTTCTAGGTGTAGCTAACAGAGCATACATTGTACGTGCAGATGTAAATTTAGCAGAACTAACTGCAACATCAGAAGCACCGGCTGCAAATCCAGTTCCGGGAACATATTGGTTTGATACAGGCGCAACTAGCTTTGGTATGTTTGAATGGAATTCGAACGCTGCTACATCAGCAGGCGGACAGAAATTTAAAGAAATATCTCCAATTGTTATTACAGACGAAGCACAACTTAGTAATACAGGCTCACCAGCAGTAAGTGTTGGAGTTGGAGGCGATTATGCAGTTACAGCTACTACTAGTAAACCAATCAAGCGTATGTGGTACAAAACAACAGCAAACGTTTGGGTAGAAGTTGGTTCAAATGCTTGGTCAATGACATGGCCGACAGTTACAGGTACAAAAGCTTCTCCTGTTGTACAAGGTGGCGATTCTATTACTGTTACTGCTACTAACTTAAACGTTACTGCTACAGTACCAAGTTCAGGACCACAAGCACTTAATCTTCTAGTAGACGAACTTAATGCACAACTAACATCAGCAGGAAAATCGAGCGTAGTATCTGCTGCTATTGTTAATGGTCGATTTGTATTATATGTAAGTAACGCACTAGACGATACTGCAACAGCATCTGAAACATCTAATGCTATTACACTAGGCGGAACATTGCTTGCTGCTAATGCAGTAGACAGTCCAATTGGAGTTGCATCAGGAGTTTATTATCCACCAGCACTTGCAATGTCAGCACATACTAGAGTACCCGAGTGGAAAGCTTTAGATACTAATAGTCGTCCAAGCGGCAGTGTATGGGTTAAAACAACTGATCCAAACGGTGGCGCAAAATGGCGCATTAAAGTTTGGAACGATGAAACAAGACTTTGGGATGAACAAACTGCTCCATTATACCAAACAAATCACGCTGCTATCTACAACTTAGATAGAACTGGCGCAGGCGCAAATATTGGCGTAGGTACATTGTACGTACAATATAATGCAGGCGAAACAGATGGCGCAGATATTACACCGGCACTTTCTACTTTTAAAATCTTTAGAAGAGAAGTACTAGGCGCAGTGAAAATTACATCTAGCCCAATTATTTCTACAACATTTACTAATGGCGGAAACTACGGATTTACAATTAGCGAATCAGTTCCAAACTCATTAGTACTGTCTCAGAGAACTGCTTCCTTTACTGGATCAGACGATGCAACTACTAATGCAGAACGCTTTGCAGCAGCAGTTAACGGCATGGGATTAACATATGTTTCTGCAGCAATTGACGCACAGAACCGTGTTGTAGTAACACATGCAAACGGCGGTGAATTTAGAATTGAAGATGGTGTTAACCTACCATTTAGTTCAGCTGGATTTAGTGCTTATGTAAGTGCAGGCGTAGGTACTGCTAACCTATACGGCGCGCCAGGCGGAACACCAAACAGCTACGTTGCAAGTGGATGGAAATTCCTTGCTCCAGCAAGTAGTTCAGATAACCCAACTAGCTTAACTGCTGACGGTGCATTATGGTATAATTCAATTGTAGACGAACTAGACTTTATGATACACGACGGCGGCAACTGGAGAGGTTATAAGAACGTATTTACATCGTTCACTGGACCGATTGTTAGTGCTACACAGCCTACATTTAGAGCAGATGGTACATCGGCACTAGAGTATGGCGATCTTTGGGTAGACACAAGTGATTTAGAAAACTATCCAATGATATATCGTTACAACCTAGCAGGCGCTTGGGAGTTGCTTGACAACACTGATCAAACAACAGAAGACGGCGTATTGTTCGCAGATGCACGTTGGGGCATGTCAGGTGGCATATCAACACAGCTTAACGAAGCTACGATTGAGCAATTGCTAACAAGCGATTACTTAGATCACGATGCTCCTGATCCTGCACTTTACCCACGTGGTATGATACTATTAAACACACGCAGAAGCGGATTCAATGTTAAAGAATTCCGTCGTAACTATGTTCCACTAACAGAAGAAAATCAGCGTGGCACAGACGATGGTACTTCAATGAGCAACTACTATCCACACCGTTGGGTAACAGTTTCTACAAACAATGAAGATGGCTCAGGCGCATTTGGACGTAACGCACAGCGTAAAGTTGTTGTACGTGCATTGCAAGCAATGATTAATAGTAACGAAGCAATCCGTGATGAAGAAGGCCTAAACTATAACTTAATTGCAACACCAGGCTACCCAGAGCTAATCAACGAAATGGTTACGCTAAACGTAGACAGAGGACTAACATCGTTTGTAATTGGTGATACTCCGTTTAGATTGAACTCAAGTGGTTCAACACTAAACAACTGGGGTAACAACGTTGCAGGAACATTTGAAGATAATGATGACGGACTTGTTACATCAGACGAGTACTTGGGCATTTACTATCCAAGTGGTATTACTAGTGACAACGCAGGCAACAATGTAGTTGTTCCACCAAGTCACATGATGCTACGTACATTTGCACTAAGTGACCAAGTTAGCTACCCATGGTTTGCACCAGCAGGTACAAGACGTGGCGGCATTACTAACGCAAGTGCAGTAGGTTATGTAGATAACGAAGGCGAATTTAAAACAGTAGCACTAAACGAAGGTCAACGTAATGTTTTATATAATGTAAATGTTAACCCAATTACATTCATTACAGGTAGCGGCGTTGTTGCAATGGGACAAAAAACTCGTGCAAGAAATGCAAGTGCTCTTGATAGAGTAAACGTTGCAAGACTAGTTGTATACTTACGTAGACAGCTTAACGCTCTTGCTAAGCCTTATATCTTTGAACCAAATGATAAGATCACACGTGATGAGATTAAACAGCAAGTTGAAAGCTTAATGCTTGAACTAGTTGGACAAAGAGCACTATATGACTTCCTAGTTGTATGTGACGAGTCTAACAACACTCCAAGTAGAATTGACCGTAATCAGCTTTATGTAGACATTGCTATTGAACCAGTTAAAGCAGTTGAATTTATTTACATTCCACTACGCTTGAAAAATACAGGTGAAATAGGAAGTCTGTAATAGATAAATATATATAAGATAACAGGAGCAAATTAATGGCTATATCAACTCTTTCTAAATTTACAGTACCTCTTGCTAGCAGTGACTCTGCTAGCAACCAGGGTCTGTTGATGCCGAAACTACAGTATCGCTTTCGCCTTACTTTAGAAAACTTTGGTGTATCAACACCGACAACAGAACTAACAAAGCAAGTAATTGACGTAACTCGTCCTACAGTAGGCTTTGAACAAATGACACTAGACGTGTACAACTCACGTGTTTACCTAGCTGGTAAACATAGTTGGGAACCAATCACTATTAACTTACGTGAAGACGTTAACAACAATGTACAGAAACTTGTAGGCGAGCAGCTACAGAAGCAATTCGACTTCTACGAGCAGTCAAGTGCAGCATCAGGTATTGACTACAAATTTACAACACGTATTGAGATCTTAGATGGTGGTAACGGTGCTAACACACCAGTTGTACTTGAGACATTTGAACTATACGGTTGTTATGTAGAAAATGCTAACTACAATCAGTTAAGCTACTCAGCTAACGATCCAGTAAGTGTAACACTTGCAGTGCGCTACGACAACGCAATACAATCGCCACAAGGCCAAGGTATTGGTACAAACGTTGGACGTACAGCTGGAAGCTTAGTAACTGGCGGCGGTAGCTAAACAGTAACTTCAAGAGTTGACTTAACCCTGTAAGCGAGGAGGATCTTAATTGGTCCTCCTTTTTTATTATATGCGTATATAATCATTAAGGATAAATATTTATATGGCAAATAAACTTAATGGATTTTTAGATAATGTTGTAAACGGTGTATTAAACCCCAAGGGAAATCTTGGAGACTTTCAACATGCTGCTAGACTATTTACAGACGATTACTTTCGTCTTTCCCCTAAGACTAAATTTCTTTATCATGTTGTTTTTAATATCAATCCTAAAGTACCAAACGTAAACTTTGATAAGTTAGAATTAAACATGCTAGTTAAGAGTGCAGAATTACCAAAGTTTGCATTTGATACTAATGTAATCAATCAATACAATCGTAAAAAGATTGTTACAACTAAAATTAATTACGAACCTATTCAAATTGGTTTCCACGACGATAATAACAATACTACTACTGATATGTGGAAAGCATATTACAAGTATATGATTGCAGATGGCAATTATGTAGGCGTAGGATATAGTGAAGATACAAGTGGTAATCCGCAAGGCGCAAATAGTGCATTTGGATTAAACCCATATACTAATGCACCCGGTGCATATGGTTTAGATTATAACACTGCCGGGGACAAAAAACGATTCTTTACAAGTATACAAATAAGTCAGCTGTCTAGACATAGGCACTTTACATATACATTAATTAATCCTGTTGTTGTGTCTTGGAGTCATGACAATGTAGCATCAAGCGAAGGTGGCGGCCTTTCTGAAAGTCAAATGCAAGTTGCGTATGAATCAGTAATATATCATAATCCAGGTAATATTAAACCTGACACTCCGAGCGGATTTGGAGAAAGACATTATGATAGAATGCCTAGTCCTATTAGTGCAGCAGGTGGCGGCAGTGCTACGCTATTTGGTGCCGGCGGCGTTGTAGAAGGTGTTGCAGATATATTTGATTTAATTGGTAGCGGCAAAGCATATAGTTCACTTGGTGGGTTTTTAGAAGCAGTTGTTACTGGCGCAAACACATATAAAAACTTTAGTCAACTTAATAGCTCAGGACTAAAACAAGAAGGTCAAGGAATACTGACCCGAGGACTTCAAACAAACGTTAGTGTGTCGGGATTGACTGATACTTCGTTCCCCAAAACTCAACAAGCTCCTACGGATGCACAATTAAATAATAATGTTAGAGGCAATACTATATCATTAACTGGTAATAATGTTTCTGAAGAAGAACTTCTTATCAAAAGTAGCATAAAAAAGTTAGACGACTTTGCATTGTCGACAGTATATAAATCAGAATACATTAGCGAAGTTGGTTCCAGTGATATGAACGAAATAAAAGAATCATACCAGTTACTAAGCGAATCTAAAAAAACTGAATATAGAGAACAAGCACTAACAATTATTAATCAAGAGATGAGAGCAAGATGACAGTACGTACTAATTTAGAAACAAACACGACTCAAGATACTAAAACATTTTTTAACAAGTATTACACAGTATCATTATCATATCCTGCAAACGAAATTGATGCAGTAGTAAACTTCTTTACAAAAAGAGGTTTTGATAAAACTCCGGCTATTAGTGTTGCTACAGTAATCTTGCAGCAAGCAAAGTTAGAAAATGTACCTGTGTTTGAAGTACTAGACACGTTAAAAGGATTGCAAGAAGTAGAACTAAGTGCTGTAGTTGCAGAAGTTGTTAACTTAAATAGACCTAAAACTAGTGTAGTGGGTGCTAAAAGTAATAATGAGATACAAAGCTTAGACTATCGCAATATATTGGCCTAACATTTATGAGTAGATTTGCCCAAGGAAAATATGGATTAGTAAATCCTGAAAAGTACGCAGGCGGTAGATCTCCAACTTATCGCAGCAGTTGGGAATGGGCTATGATGAAGTTTTGTGACGAAAATCCTAATGTGTCACAATGGGCAAGCGAAGCAATTAAGATACCTTATAGAAATCCGTTAAGTGGAAAGTATACTATATATGTTCCAGACTTTTTTATAGTATATGTAGATAAAAACGGAAAGCAACGTGTAGAGCTTATTGAAGTTAAGCCAGAGAATCAAGCTAACAGTCAAAAGCTTGGAAAAAGCAAAGTTAATCAGGCACACTATGTTGTTAATCAAGCAAAGTGGGAAGCAGCAAGAGCTTGGTGTAAACAGAAGAATATCATGTTTAGAGTCATTACAGAAAAAGACATATTCCATACCGGCAAAAGAAGATAAATAATAGTAGCATATAACGGTATGGAACAATGACAAAAAAACTAGAAGAATTATTAAACTTACCCGAAAACAAAGAAGAGGCTAAAGAGCTTAATACTGCTCCGCTTGTTGTTGCAGATGACATCGACGAAACTATGCGTGACATGGAAGAGTTTGATAAGATAGCAAGTGCGTTACCTAGTGTTAAAGGACTAGGAGAGAAAGCAGATGCAGAATTGGATCATATTGCACAACGTGCTTTAGATTCATTTGAAGATTTAATGAACCTAGGAATGAATGTAGAAAGTCGTTATAGTGGCAGAGTTTTTGAAACAGCAGGCAGTATGTTAAAAACTAGTTTAGATGCTAAAACAGCCAAACTAGATAAAAAATTAAAAATGATTGATCTTCAACTTAAGAAACAAAAAGCTGACGAATCTGGAAGCAATTCCGACGGTGACACAGTTGTTGGTGCAGCAGCAGTAGTTACAGATAGAAACAGTTTGCTAGAGAAACTACGCAAGATTGATAAATAGAGTATAGTTGGGAACATAGACAATGAAAAAATTTACAGATTTTCTTACAGAATCAAAGAAAACATATCAATTCAAGATTAGAATTGCAGGCGAGTTGCCTGAAGCATGCGAAGATAGAATGGAAACAGCACTAAAGAAATTTGGTGTAGAAAACATGAGCAGTGCGTCAAAAACACCAATTGTTGAACGTCCTCTAGACTTTCCGCAACTAACTAATTGTGAAGTTTATACATGGGAAGTAGAACTAGCTTACCCAACAACTTCGCATCAATTACAAGAGCATTTAAGAAGTACATGTAATATCCCACTTTCTAATCTCATTGTACGTAACCCAAACGAGCCACAAGAAGACTACCAGGAAACAGCTGAAGAATCAACCTACGAAGCAATACTTACTAGTGATTACGAAGAGCAGACTGAGAATCAGAAAATGGCACCAACTAACCAAGTAATGGATCTACTAAAAGAATTAGAAACAGCTCGTAAAGAACGCGATCACGATCCTATAGATAGTGTGCAAGCAGCACCGGAGGCAGAATAATGACTACTATTAAAGACATGATTCAAGCAATGGATCAAATCGAAGGCGATGCAAAAACGCCAGAACTAATTAACGAAGCAAGTGTAACAGTAAGTGCAAACGCAGAAACAGCAGACGAAGTTGGAAACTTAATGCGTGTACTAGCACTAGGCGGCGTTGTACATAACGATGGTTCAACAGAAGAACTACCGCATATGCATGATGAGCCTGAAGCTAGTGATTGCGGCTGCGGTGAATCACCATGTGGTTGCGATTCTGCTCCGCGTCTTCAAGGCGGAGACATTGACACTGATATGATGAGACGTCAGCTAATTGCAATGGATGGCGGAGACGTTGAAGAAGATTATGCAAACGAGCCAGACGAAGAACATCACAGCATGTCAGACTTAATCAAGTCAGGCGATGATATTCACAAAAGCAAAAAGATGCACAAGCCAGCAGCAGGCGGCGACAACCCGATGACAGCTGAACAAACTAGTATCAAAGAAGCACTAAAGCTAGCACTAGAAGCCAAGAAGAAAAAGCCAGATGAAGACGGCGACGGTGTTCCAGACTGGGCAGACAAGAAGCCAGGCGAAGATGACAACGAAGACGAAGAAACTAAAGAGTCAACTAACAACGATAAAGAAATCGAAGAAGCACTACAAAAGCTATCCGATGAAATGGCTCTTGAAGGTCGTGGACGTGGCAAGAACAAAAAGCTAATGGCCGGACGTGGTCGCGGACGTGGCAAGAAAAAGTAATTCCTACCGATAGGATAAACGGACCAAATAGGACCTTCGGGTCCTATTTTCTTGAGTAAATAACAGTATGGTACAAGACAATATTGATTGGGAAGAATACTTTAAACATATAAAGTCTGTATGTCCTTGGAGTAACACTGCCTATCAAAAAGGCGAAATTAAGATTAGAGTTTGGGACGGCGAATGGGAACCCCTAGGCGATAATAAAGCTATTGTCTATATAGTAAAAAATACTAATAGAAGGCGTTTAAAAAAACTGTGCCAAAAACTTGATAATAGTTTAGAATACGTTTGGCTATGGAGCGAACCACGATACGGTGATTATGCTGCTCCTACACACGTACTAGTTCAGCAAGATAGAATCGAGTTAGCTCAAGCCAGGGTTAATATAGGTTATTATGATTAAAGTAAATACAATATGTCAAAAAGTTTAGATGGTGTACTAACCAAAAAAGCAAATCAGAAGGAAACGTTTACAGAAGATCAAGTTGATGACTTGATGAAGTGTATGGATCCTGATGATGGATACATGTACTTTGCACGTAAATTTGCGTACATTCAGCATCCTGTAAAAGGAAAGCTATTGTTTGATCCTTTTGAATATCAGTTAGGATTAATGTCGTCTTATCATAAGTATCGCTTTAACATTAATATGATGCCTAGACAAACAGGTAAGACAACGTGTGCTAGTATCTATCTAGCATGGTATGCAATGTTTAATCCAGACCAAACTATTCTTGTTGCTGCACACAAATACACAGGTGCGCAGGAGATTATGTCACGCATCCGCTTTGTGTATGAAACTTGCCCAGATCATATTAGAGCAGGTGTTACATCATACAACAAACAGTCAATTGAATTTGAAAATGGATCACGTATTGTTGCACAGACTACAACAGGCAACACAGGACGTGGTATGAGTATCTCGCTACTATACTGTGACGAGTTTGCATTTGTGCAACCCAACATTGCTGAAGAGTTTTGGACTTCAATATCACCTACACTAGCAACAGGTGGTCGTGCAATTATTACTAGCACACCTAACAGTGATGAAGATACATTTGCTAACATATGGAAGCAAGCAGAACAGAAGTTTGACGAACACGGTAACGAAAGTGATATTGGTGTTAACGGTTTCCATAGTTTTATTGCACAGTGGCACGAACATCCAGATCGAGATGAAGAGTGGAAAAAAGAAGAAATTGGACGTATTGGTGAAGAAAAATTCCGCCGTGAATATGGCTGTGAATTCCTAGTATTTGACGAAACATTAATCAACAGTTTGAAACTTGCTACTATGGAAGGCATTGACCCTACAATGAAAATGGGCCAAACACGCTTCTATAAGAATATTAGAAAAGACGGAATATATGTAGTTGCATTAGATCCTAGCATGGGCACAGGCGGCGACTATGCTGCTATACAAGTGTACGAATTGCCTAGCTTTAAGCAAGTAGCAGAATGGCAACACAATCAAACAGCTATTCCTGAGCAAATTAGAACTGTTAGAGAAATAAACACTTACCTAGCCGAAACTTGTGGTGCAGACAATGTTTACTGGAGTCTTGAGAATAATACAATCGGTGAAGCGGCGTTATTAGTTATTAATGACATTGGTGAAGAGAACATTCCAGGGCTGTTGTTAAGTGAGCCAATGCGCAAAGGACATGTACGTAAATTCCGTAAAGGCTTTAATACAACACACAAGACTAAAATAAGTTCGTGTAGTAGACTTAAAACATTAATAGAAAACGATAAACTGCATGTGTATTCAAAGCCGTTAATAAGTGAACTTAAAGGGTTTGTTGCACAAGCAACTAGTTTTAAAGCAAAGTCTGGACAACACGATGATCTTGTAAGTGCTACATTGTTAGTAATGAGAATGATGCAAGTTTTAGCAGAATGGGATCCTCGAGTATACCAACAATGGGGAGGTGCAGTGGGCATGTCAGGAATGAATGGTGACGACGATTACGAAGCACCAATGCCGATATTCATAAGCAACAGTTTTTGATAAATACTTTACGATGATAAATTTAAATGACATAGCAGAAGACCTATTTAACAAGATACGTAGCCGTTACAGTAATGTAAAAATGGGTGATCAAAACGGAAAAGTGACTAGCGAAGCTGAGTTAGCTCGCTTCATTGATTTTGAATATAAAACAAATGGGGAAACACTAGGACACGTTAATGTAAGCCTAAGTGAAGATGACGGACTAGTAGTATACTATAGTTCAGAATTTGTAAGTGAAGAAAGCGATCAAGTGCAAAAAGATTGGTACAACTTTCTTAGAGAACTTAGAACCTTTAGTAAAAAGCGTATGTTAAATTTTGATACAAGAGATATTACTAAGAGTAATTTAGACAAAAGAGATTACCAGTTTTTAGCAACACCATCCGGAGACACACCAATGAGCGAATCAAAACTTTATGGCTCGTCACGTAAAAGTTATCAAGACCTTAGTGGCGCAACTATGATAGTGACACACACTAAGCCAGTAAATGCTGAACAAGCAGGCGCACGTTCAATGCATATTGAAAACATTTTTATTGAAAACACAGATGGTGAAAGATTCAAGTATCCATTAAAGCACTTAAATGGTGCAAGAGCATTAGGCAGACATGTTGCTAACGGCGGAACTCCATATGATGCATTTGGCACACATATTATTGAAATGAGTCAAGAGCTAGGTAAGCTACGTAAGTTTAAAACGTACATGGGACGTTCGGGCGTAATGGCAGAAGCAATGGGCCCTGTTGCAGATCGTGTTAATGATCGTATTGCACATATCAAAAAAGAAGTAACAATGTTACAACGTGAGTCGTACTACAAAGACGTTATTGAAGGATTTGAATCTCGTGAGCTGTCTGAAGTACCAGATGATGTAAAAGCAAGTTGGGTTGAAGCACTTACAATTAAATCGTTCCAAGAAGAACTGCAAGATGTATTTCCTTATGTGTACGACTTAGTAGCAGAAGCTGAAGGCTTAGGTCCTAAAGATTTGCTAGGTGAAGATGAAGAAGACATGTACATTGTACAAAAAGGTGATACAGTATACAGTTTATCAAAACAGTCAGGAACTTCAGTTGGTGACATTATTGAAATCAACGGACTTGGTGACAACGCAGAAATAAAAGTAGGTCAAGAACTTATTGTTCCGGGTATTAATCAACTTGGTGCAAGTCCAACTACACCTGGCGCAACTAGAGGCATCGATCCTAAGGATAATTATAGCGATGCAGACTTTAAACGTCTTATAAATCCGTCAGCATTTGCACCTAGTGAACCTACCGAAGAAATAGAAGCTGCGCTTGAGAAAACTATGGGCCAGTTTAGTAGCATTACTGAAACTAATAGTATATTCAGCGAAGACGAACAAGAAGCAGAACAAGCACTTAAAAAGTTACAAGAACTAGTAAGTGATCACTTTGCTGCTGGTATAGACGGAATGAACGCTGTTGAAAGTTTACAAGGATTAATTGACGATCCAATGTTAAACGAAATGCTACGCAAAGTGGGCGAAAAAGATTCAGACATGTGTGTACGTCCATTAGTACAAAAATACATTAAAGCAAAGTCACCAGAAGTGCTATCTAAACTAGACTTTGGCAATATGCAAGAAGGCACAAAGCACGGTAACAGCAGCGAATATGATGATTGCTGGGATGGATATGAAAGAGTTCCAGGCACCAAAAGAGGCGAAAAAGGCTCTTGTCGTAAGGTAGAATCTAACGACGACAATACAACAGATGTTTCGGTTGATAACAAAGGCCAACTGAGCATGGACGACGAAGAAGAACAAAAGACACCATTAGGCGAGTTTATTCTAAGTTACTTTGATCGCGAAACAGGAAAGTTTCCTAAAGGCGAAACAGCAGTGCTTACTATGGTAGAAAAAGAATACGGTGACAAGTACGTTAGTAAGGCTGCTGAGTTTATTCAAAAAGTAGAAGAAAAGATGGTAGAGAAGCTAACAGCACACGAGAATATGAGTGAAGGCAGTTGCGCACATTGCGGCTGTGAAGTTGGCAATCCGACACCAGGCTGTGACTGTAAAGAAGACTGTCATGCACCAGTTGCAGAGAAATCAGTAGAACTAGATAGAGTTAAAAGTTTAGCAGGGCTGTAATAGTCCTACTATAAGTTTTTAAGTTTTTCTTTAAAAAAGACTTGACAATGTTTGTAGTGGTGTTATAATAATAACTGTGCTACAAACATAAAGGCACGAGAACAACACATGTTGTTCTAACATAGGCATAACATTATAGGAGAAAAGGCACTATGGCATCATTAGCAGAAATCAGAGCAAAGCTCAAAGAACAAGAAGCCGGCGCAGGCGGCAATCGTCAATCAGGCGGTGACAACGCAATTTACCCATTCTGGAATATCAAAGAAGGCGAATCAGCAACGATGCGTTTCTTGCCAGATGGCGATGAGAAAAACGACTTCTTTTGGGCAGAACGTTTGATGATCAAACTTCCGTTTAGCGGAGTAAAAGGTGATACATCATCGCGTCCAGTACAAGTACAAGTACCATGTATGGAAATGTACGGCGAAAGCTGTCCAATTCTTGCAGAAGTACGTGGTTGGTTTAAAGACCCTTCATTGGAAGATATGGGTCGTAAATACTGGAAGAAACGTTCTTACATTATGCAAGGTTTTGTAACTGACAATCCACTAGCAGAAGATTCCACACCAGAGAATCCAATCCGTCGATTTATTATCGGCCCACAAATCTTTAACATTATTAAGCAGAGTTTACTTGACCCAGACATGGAAGAGTTGCCAACAGATTACACTGGTGGAGTTGACTTCCGTTTGAACAAGAGTTCAAAAGGTGGGTATGCTGACTACGGCACAAGTAATTGGTCGCGTCGTGATCGTCCTTTGAGCGATCAAGAAATGGCAGCAATCAATGCACATGGTCTTCATAACTTGGGTGACTTTTTGCCTAAGAAGCCAGGCGAAGTAGAAGTAAAAATCTTGTCAGAGATGTTCGAAGCATCAGTAGATGGCGAAGCATATGATCCAGATCGTTGGAGCCAGTACTTCCGTCCTGCAGGTATGCAAGCACGTACAGGTGATCCAACTCGTGCAGCATCGCCTAATGCAACTGCTGTAAGCCAAAGTGCTCCAGTAGCACCTACTCCGCAGCCAGCAGCACCTGCACCAGTAGCAGAAGCAGTAACTGACACAGGCTGGCAAGAACCTGCACAAGAAGCACCATTTACTCCTGATCCAGCACCAGCGGCAGCACCTGCGGCAGACGGCGGCAGTGCGCAAGATATTCTTGCAATGATCCGTTCACGTCAGGGTTAATACACGCATGCTAAAAGGGTTGCTTTTACAGATTGCAACCCTTTTTAGTTGCTCAGCTTTATAGGAGAATTTAATGGCTAGTAAAACATTCGATCCAACGAAGTTCCGTAATTCGTTGACAAAATCTATTACGGGTATGAGCGCAGGTTTCCATGATCCTACTGACTGGATTAGTACAGGTAACTATGCACTCAACTATCTACTAAGTGGCGACTTTCAAAAAGGTATTCCACTAGGCAAAGTGTCAGTATTTGCTGGCGAATCTGGTGCAGGTAAATCATACATTGTGTCAGGTAACATTGTACGTTACGCACAAGAGCAAGGCATCTTTGTAGTACTAATTGACTCAGAGAACGCACTTGACGAAACATGGCTACAAGCACTTAATGTAGACACAGACGAAAGCAAACTTCTTAAACTTAACATGGCAATGATTGATGATGTTGCTAAAACTGTTAGTACGTTTATGGATGACTATAAGTCTATGAATGAAGAAGAGCGTCCTAAAGTGTTGTTTGTAGTTGACTCACTTGGCATGTTGATGTCGCCTACAGAACTAAAACAGTTTGAAGCAGGTGATATGAAAGGTGACATGGGTCGTAAGGCTAAAGCACTAAAAGCACTTGTTACTAACTGTGTTAACATGTTTGGTTCATACAACGTAGGCATGTGTGTTACTAACCACACATATGCATCACAGGATATGTTTGATCCAGATGACAAGATCTCAGGTGGTAGTGGCTTTGTGTATGCAAGTTCTATGGTTGTTGCTATGAAGAAACTTAAACTAAAAGTAGACGCAGACGGCAACAAAACTTCACAAGTACATGGTATTAGAGCAGCGTGTAAGGTAATGAAAACACGCTATGCTAAACCGTTTGAAAGTGTACAAGTTGAGATTCCATACGAAACAGGCATGGATCCATATTCAGGTATGTTTGATTTGATGGATTCAAAAGGCTTGCTAGAAAAGCAAGGCAACCGTTACAAGTATATTATGAGTGACGGTGAAGAGATCCTAGAGTTCCGTAAGCGTTGGACCGGTGAACTACTCGATAAGGTTATGGCAGACTTGCCAGCTAAAGAAGCACAAATTGCTGAACAAGAAGCAGAAGCTGCTCGTTTAGAAAGAGAAGCAGAATTAGCTGAACTTGATGCACAATTGGTAAATACCGAGGATAACTTAATCGAGGAGAACGCCGATGAATGAAGAAGAACAGGTTGTAGAAATATGGAACTTGTTTAAGCCCTACATTGACAAGAAACAATTAAATCTAACTGCTGAAAAGTATATAGACTATCTTGTTGATGCAGGCACACACGACGAAGTACTTCAAGCATCTTTAGGACACAGTCAGAGTTTAGATAATGCTATACACTATTATCTAGACATGGAAGAAGATCTAAAAGATGATGATGACATAACTGAATACGAGGATTAAAATGGCTTGGTATAGCAAAGTTTCTAGAGATATTAATCAAATCCCAGCAGCAATACAACACTTTGAAAATGAACTAGTTGACGCTCGTAAAGAAGTTAAACTAGTAGGAAATGTTGAAAAGGCGGCAGCTAGCATGCCTGGCATTGTTGAATATAGATTTAATCAACTTCAAGAAATTGAAGCTATACTTAACTACTTAAACATCGAGCTACGTAGATTGCGTAGCTCGTACTTTAAGAAATACCTCGAGAACTACCAACGAGCTCTGTCTAGTCGTGACGTTGAAAAATACGTTGACGGCGAGGCAGATGTTTGTGATTACGAAAAGATCATTAATGACTTTGCGCTAATGCGTAACAAATGGTTAGGTGTACTAAAAGGCCTTGATCAGAAGCAATGGCAAATTACAAACGTAGTTAAGCTCAGAGTTGCAGGGATGGAAGATGCAACTTTGTAAATACTTTTATGAGCAAAGTAGTATTAGTAACAGGCGGATTTGATCCCTTACACTCAGGGCACATTGCCTACTTTAAAGCAGCAAAAGAACTAGGTGATCACCTAGTAGTCGGAGTTAACAGTGACGAATGGCTTACTCGTAAGAAGGGTAGGCCATTCATGTCCTTTAGCGAACGATGTTCAATTATCAAAGAACTAGAATGTGTTGACGAAGTTATCGGATTCAATGACAACGATGATACAGCAATAAATGCTATAGGCCAAGTACTACAAACTAAAGGCAGCAGTTGGCGTGTTGTATTTGCAAATGGCGGCGATCGAACAAACAAGACTACACCAGAATACGCTACATTTGGTGAACATCAAGATGTAGAGTTTGCTTGGAAGGTAGGTGGTTCGAACAAAGCTAACAGTAGCAGTTGGATACTCGACGAGTGGAAAACACAAAAGACAGAACGTGATTGGGGCTACTGGCGTGTACTAGATGATAAGCCAGAGAAAGGTTACAAAGTAAAAGAGCTTGTAATCTATCCTGGCAAAAGTCTAAGCGATCAAAAACATTTTAAACGTTCAGAACAATGGGCTATACTAGAAGGTAAAGTAAAAATGGACACTGAGTGGAACAGTATACAAAGTTCAATACTATTACAACCTGAAAGTAGACCTTATAATATTGACAAGGAAGTTTGGCATAAAGCAAGCAATCCTAGTACAGAAAACGCACACATCCTTGAAATACAACGAGGTGAATGTTATGAAGAAGATATAGAAAGAAGAGATTAATGAAAGTATTTGTAGGATACGATCCGCGAGAAGATATTGCTTACCAAGTATGTAAGCATAGTATTGTAACAAAACAACCAGAAGCAATTGTACGCCCGTTAGTGCAAAAGGAATTACGTGATGCTGGTTGGTACACACGCCCTAAAGACAAACTTGCAAGTACTGAATTTACCTTTACACGCTTTCTTGTACCAGAGCTTGCTAACTTCAAAGGTTGGGCAGTGTTTATGGATTGCGATATGATCCTTACCACAGACATTAAAGAACTGTTTGATCAAGCAGACGACAAGTATGCTGTTATGTGTGTGCAACATGATTACACACCTAAGGAAGGCATGAAGATGGACGGACAAAGGCAAACGGTCTATCCACGCAAGAACTGGTCAAGTGTTGTATTGTTTAATTGTGCGCACCCTAGTAATGCTCGACTAACACAAGACATGGTAAACGATATAGAATTAAACGGCGCATACTTCCATAGATTTAGTTGGTTAAAAGATGAAGAAATTGGCGAACTAGATCACACATGGAACTACTTAGTAGGCGTGTACGATGACATCGAAGTACCCAAACTAATACACTACACAGAAGGCGGACCTTGGTTTGAAAACTACAGAAACTGTGAGTTTAGTTTGCGTTGGAAAGATGAATTATTTGAGATGATGAATGATACTATTTGATGGAAATGACTCTATATTAGAGTTATGGAGGAAAGGCTCTAACGGCACGTTTGGACATTTAGAACAGTTGCACTTAGTTGACAAAAACATTCCTGTAGCTATTAGAGGAATGACTAAGCGTAAGATAATGGCAAGGTGTGCAGAAGAAGGTAGAGACTATTACTATATTGATACTGGGTATCTTGGCAACTTAGGCAAGCGTAAGGACTTCCATAGAGTTGTAAAAAACAATGTACAGCACCTAACACCTATAGATGTTCCTGATGATAGATACAAAGCATTAACAAAACTATCGCACCCTGATTGGCCAATTTACTTTCCAGGATGGCGCAAAGGCGGAAGCAAAATACTTATTGTAACTCCAAGTGAGAAGCCGTGCAAGTACTACGGAATAACACGAGACGAATGGCTAAATGATACATTAGCAACACTAAAGCAACACACTGATCGTGAAATTATTATTCGAGACAAACCGCCACGTAGAGACCGAGTAGGTAACAGCAGCATCTTTAGACAAATGCTCGACGAAAAAATCTATGCAGTTGTAACATACAATAGTATTGCTGCAACAGAAGCAGTTTCGTTTGGAGTGCCAGCGTTTGCAAGTGCTCCTAATGCTGCTTGGAGCGTGTGTAGTAAAGATGTTAGTGAAATAGAAAATCCTTACTATCCTAGTAGAGAACAAGTTGCTAAATGGATACATTGGCTAGCGTATTGTCAGTACAATACATCTGAATTATCAAACGGCACAGCATATAGAATACAGGAAAAATACAATCTATGTTAATAGCAAGTTATATGCGAGGCATCCCGGCTAATAATAGAAATCCTGAGAAGCCAGAGATTATCAACAACTTTATCGTTGGAGTCAATCGTCACGGCACAGATAGAGGAATTGTATGTTACGATAACAATCCTATAAATTCTGATGTTGCAGTTATACAAGGTTATGTTCACGAACGTTCAGAAGGCAGTCCCCATCTAAATCTTAGAAAGGCTGTATTAGATCATCAAGCAGCACAAGGAAAGCGTACTATAATTGTTGATAGTAATCTATTCTTGTATAAAGATCCAGGCAACACTAAACGTTACTTACGTTATAGTTATGACGGCGTATTCCCTACAACTGGCGAATATTGTAATGATAAGTTTGATCCAAAACGTTGGGAGAAACTTAGAAAAGATATAGGATTTGATCTACAACCGTATCGCGGAAACAAAGGAAAGTATATTGTTATATGCGCACAACGTGATGGCGGATGGAGTATGGGCGGCAAGCGTGTTGTTGATTGGGTATTAGAAATCCTACCAGAAATTAAAAAATACACCGACAAGCCTGTAATGTTACGTTTCCACCCAGGTGACGGAAACTGGAGACATCATTATAAGAAATTAATTAAGTCTGGCATTATATTAAGCAGAAGTAAAACACTTATGGACGACTTAGCTGTAGCAAGCGCAGTGGTTACATATAACAGTAGTCCAGGCGTTGCAGCAGCAATCGAAGGTGTTCCAGTATTTGTTACAGATCCAAATCCTATACAAAGTCAAGCATACAGTGTTGCAAATACATCATTGGCTAGAATAGAAAATCCTGAGGAGTTTGACCGCGAAGATTGGATTAGAAAACTAGCAATGTGTCACTGGAATCAAGAAGATTTAAAAAGTGGTGAGTGTTGGGACTGGATGCGTCAGTGGGCTACCAAGTAAGGATCCAATCCTTGTTAAAGTTAGTAACACGCTTCATACCCCAGCTTTCTAATAGCTGTACAGCAGGAAGTGTTTCTCTGTCTTCTTGATACTCGTGATCTTGTTGTTCAACAATCATCATAGGACGATTAGATAATATAGTTTCTTTTGCTCCGTTAAGAATAGGAACTTCGTATCCTTCACAATCTACTTTAATAAGATCAACAAAACTAAAGTTAAAGCTATCTAGTGTACGCATAGGTGTTTTGCCTTTGCCAAATGACTTAGGATCAACGTGACTATGTCCTGTGTTATCAGGTGTAATAATCATATCAATCTCTGCTTCAGTTTCACCTAATGCACAAGGATGTAGTGTAAAGTTATCGTGTGCAGTGTTTCTAAATAAGCAGTCTTGGAACTCTGGTACAGGCTCAAACGAATGAACGAACTCAAAGTCTTTAACTAGATCCATTGTCCAAAGCCCTACATTAGCACCAATGTCTAATGCTATGCGTTTGTTTTCTAACAAGCTGATTGCATGATCTCTTACTCGATGTTGATAACGTACACAGTTATCTTTCTTAAGACTTTTATCTAACATACGTTGAAAGTGTGTTTCTATGTTAGGTAAGTAAATTCCTAAATGCTCAATCATTCCAATAACTCTCTTTACGATTAACTACTAAGTCCTTTGCTAAACTTTTGCCTTTGTTTTTGCGGTCACCCTTCATATGATCAATCCAGTTGCCTAGTCTACTGTTAATTAATGGATGTCCGCCGCCGCCTGTCTTGGCACCTCGCAGTGCAAGTTCAGCAGTATAATCAATTACGTTAGGTGCAGTCTTCTTCATATTATTAAGTATATGTCCGAACACAAAACTATCATGCCATTCGTCTAGTGTAAAAATTCCTTTGTCTGCATCTTCATACATACGTTCAAACTCTGCTAAAAAGTCTTGACACCAACTATCATTTAAGTTCATTCCGTAAAAACCACACTCAGGCCAGCTTGCACTGCCTTTGCCTCTACCAACATAAGTAATCCAACTAGTGTCAGGAAGCAACTCGGAAAACTCTTCGTAACTCCAGTCACTATGGACAAATGTATCTGCATCCATCCATACAACCCAATCCTTTGCTTTTTCGCATGCATCAAATACAGCATATACTTTATTAGCGAAACGCACAGCATCCCATTTAAATTCTTTATGATGATCTCTAGGACGTCTTTCTGGAAATGGACACTTTCCGTTTGCCTTAGGAACATCTCCCCATTTGTCTTTAAATGCATTTAGTTTAGGTAATGCTTGCTTTGCATCTAGTATTTCTATTCTACTAGGATCTGGGTTATCAGGTTTTACGTCCTCTGCGTACACAACTAATTTAATACGCTTGTCTACTTTCGCGGCAAAACTTTCTAAAAAGCGTTTGCCATATTTTGAGTATCCTTCTGGATGGAATGTTGTAACCACAGTTATTGCTGACATTGTGTTCCTCGTGTAAATATGCTATATGGAAGTATTTAACATATGAGATTTAGCTTATGGACACAATATGGCGCACTTAATAGTAGAGAGGTTTTTGATGCCTTTGCTCACAGTCTTGTGGCTGCTGGGCATACTGTTACTTGGAATGATAGCAATAGCGATGTTGATGTTATTTGGAGTGTACTTTGGCATGGTCGCATGGCTAGAAACAAAGCTATCTGGCAACGGAACGTGGCACAATCCAAACCGACCATCGTACTCGAAGTCGGCGGCATTAAAAGAGGAACAACATGGAAAGTAGGACTAAATGGAATTAACAGAGACGGTTACTTTGGTGACAAAGACAATGATAGGACTAGGGCTGATAACTTGGGACTGGTTTGTAAGCCTTGGCGATCCAACGGCGATTTTATTCTAATAGCAGGACAGCACGATAAAAGTTTACAGTGGCAAGGACTGCCACGTATGAGCAATTGGTTCTTAAATACATATGATGAAATACGGAAATACACAGATCGTCCAATTATATTTCGACCGCACCCACGTTGTAAACTAGAGCATATTGAACGTGGTCTTAAACATGTATACAGACAGGTGCCACAACATGTTAACGGCACTTATGATGATTTTGATATGGGGTTTAATAATATACATTGCACTATCAGTTACAGTAGCAATCCTGGGATACATAGTATCATCCAGGGCGTTCCTGCTTTTGTTAGTACTCATAGTCTTGCTTACGATGTATCTAACGATATAGACTTTTTACACGATATTGAACAGCCTTTGACACCAGATAGAACACAATGGCTAAACGACTACGCTCATACAGAATACACAATAGAAGAAATATCCCAAGGTATCCCACTTAAACACTTGACATCTCATTTAATATAAGTTATAATGTATATTAAATAAGGAGTTAAGTTTAGTGATTAATCTTACAATTGAAGATTGCTTAGAGCTGCTAACAGGTATTAATGCTGTTGAAGGCTATACATTTGATCTCGAAAAGTCAGACTATAATATTCTTACAAGTGTTGCAAGGCAAGTGTTTAAAGGCACTGCGCTAACTGACAGACAGTTTGATATGCTTGTTAAAAAGTTTGAAACTTATACACTTCAGTTTGAAAAGAACGGAATTGATATTAACGGAATCATAGAACAGAAAGTTTTAAGAACACCGTTTAGAACAGTTGACAGGACGCAACAAGTTTACATTGAAGACAGTCTTATTGTAGTTCAATTTCCTTTTAACAAAAAACTAATATCTAAAATACAAATATTACGTAACGAAGCTACTGGACAGGTGACAAATAATAAAAACAAATGGAAGTTTGAATTATCTGAACAAAACATATTTTTAGTTGGTAATACAGTTAGTCATTTTAAGTTTAGTGAAAACTTTGTTGAGTTGTTTGAGAAAATTAGTAAATTTAAGTACGACGAAACTGTTCCTGGAATTTACAATGTTGACGGATCTCTTGTATTAAAAAATCTACATCCTGATGCAGAACAAAATGCAATCAATGCATGCGGAACACTAGACGAAAATATTTTAAAGTATGTTGATCGAGCAAAACAGTTTGGTATCGAGCATATTGATTATGAGTTAAATGAACAAACACTAGAAACTAAATTAGCTGGTAGATCTCACAACACTGTTAACGTTTCTAATGATAGTATTAGTTTAGGACAGTTAATTGATGCATTATGCGTACTTGATAGATTTCCGTTATTAGTAGTAGTTGATCAAGAAAAGTTAAATGACATATATAACTTTTACAGTGCTACTACAGGAAAAATTAAAACCAGTGAACAAACTGTAATGTTCAGACTGTCTAACGATACTACTCAAGAAACTCAATTTAATCATTGGGTTAAACAAAATAATCTTAATAATTGGCTTGACAACAATACAAAGATAGTGTATATTAGTGCTAACAAAGTCACTAAAGTAGTTGCAAATAACTTTAGTCCTAGCTGTGTTTTAAACTTTTCGCCTAAGACACTTGCATACGGAAACATAGGTTCTTGGATATCAGCAGTTAGTGATTTAAAAATAGACTATGGCTTAAAGCCGTTAGTATCTAAAGGAACAGAAATAATAGAATGAGTACTTGTAAACTAATAATTGAAGATGAAGTAAACATTAAAATTGAAGGCCTTGACGTTGATGTGCGGCGCAAAATTGCTAATGCTCTTAAGTTTGAAGTGCCTTATGCAAAACATATGCCGCAGTATAAACTAGGACGATGGGATGGTAAAGTTGCTTTCTTTGGTATTGGTGGCAGTGGTTATGTTAATCACCTTGATGTAGTACAAGATATCCTTTCTAAAAACAATGTTCAAATTGCAGCCATTGATGACAGAAGACATCCTATTGATCTTAAATTTCCAGAAGTAACAGAAAACTATTGGAAGGATCAAGGCGTTGTATGGCCTAAAGGTCATCCAGCAGAAGGCGAAGATATTATTCTTCGTGACTATCAAGTAGAAGCAATCAACAACTTTGCAAAGAACCCGCAGAGTCTACAGCAGATTGCAACAGGCGCAGGCAAAACTATTACTACTGCTACACTATCACACATGAGTGAAAAGTATGGACGTAGTTTGGTTATTGTTCCTAATAAATCGCTTGTTGAGCAAACTGAAGAAGACTATATTAACTGTGGGTTGGACGTAGGGGTGTACTTCGGCGACAGGAAACAATTAGGTAAGACTCACACTATATGCACTTGGCAGAGTTTGAATATTCTAGACAAGAAGCACAAGGACGGATCGGCAGTGTTATCACTTGCAGAGTTCTTAGAAGGTGTGAGCACTATCATTGTCGACGAAGTACACCAAGCCAAAGCAGAAGTACTTAAAAATCTGCTCACTCGCAACCTACGCAACGCTCCTATCCGTTGGGGACTAACTGGCACAGTACCTAAAGAGAAGTTTGAGTTTGAAAGTATTCACGCATCACTAGGTCCTGTGATTGGACAGATTAGTGCTAAAGAGCTACAAGACAAAGGCGTTCTAGCACAATGTCATGTAAACATTTGTCAAATGATTGACACTGTTTCGCATGCAGGTTATCAAGAAGAATTAAAGTATCTTGTCACTAACGAGGCAAGAATTCAGTATATAGGCAAATTATTAAACACAGTAAAACAATCAGGCAATACACTAATACTAGTAGATAGAATTAGTGCAGGACAAGCACTAGCAGAACTTATACCAGGCAGCACGTTTGTAAGCGGCGCTGTTAAAAACAAAGACAGAAAGGAGACATATGATACGATTCGCGAAGGAACTAACGAAGTTATTATCGCAACCTACGGAGTTGCGGCAGTGGGCCTTAATATACCTCGCATTTTTAATCTTGTACTTCTTGAGCCTGGAAAATCTTTTGTTCGTGTAATTCAAAGCATCGGACGTGGCGTCCGTAAAGCTAAAGACAAGGACTTCGTACAAATTTGGGATATCACTTCAACGTGCAAATTTGCTAAACGACACTTAACACAACGAAAAAAATTCTATAAAGAAGCCGAATATCCGTTTACTATAGAAAAAATAGACTGGAACTAATAATGCAAATATTAACACTAGAAAATAAAACGTATAACTTAAATAACTTACCTGACAAAATTGATGAGGATATTCGATTTGCAGTTCTAGACAACAACGTCCCTGCAGAGTGTGATTTTTACTGGATACCTTTAATATTTTTAGAATCATTTAATAGTCCTGCTATTGTATTGAATATCGCTGGCAAAGAAATAACAATGCCAGTTGATTGGAATATAGCAGTAGGCTGTGCAGAAAGCGGCAGCGACTTAGAAATTATTCCGCTGACTAGCATTGCAGATAGAGGGTTTGACGTATTCTTGTTTAACCCAATGACAACTTTTGTACCACAGTGGGGAGAGCTAGAAGTTGTTAATTTCTATAATGATGTTAAATGGTTCTTCCCTAAAATGAAGAATAATCAAGTTCTTGCTGTACCTCTAGAAGAAGGCGAAAATCCTTTGTGTGCTTTCTTTTGTAAAGACGTAAGTAGAGCAAGCGAAGTAATAGATTTTGGAAACTTACTATGACACTATACAGCAAAGACTACACTAATCAGCTTAAACAGTTACACGAAAAGAAAAAGACATTTGGTAGCAGAACCGGTCTAGGAGATATTCAACAATGGGTTGAAAAGTATAATCCCGAAACTTTTTTAGACTACGGATGCGGTAAAGGCGGCCTTGTAAACACTCTTAATGATATGTCTCCTAATAGTTGTGTAGGATACGACCCAGGCTATGCAGAGTATGCAGTTGAGCCAAATGGCCCTGCAGAGATGTTGATTAGTACAGACGTACTAGAACATATCGAACCTGAGTATATTGATAATGTACTACAGCATATTGATAGTTTGTTTACT